TTTCTTAGTTGGGTCAATGTCTCTTAACAATTCAAACATATTCCTCAAAAGGTCATTAATTATTGGTACGTGGGAGGCTAAGGGCCACAGACCGATACACATAGCTTTCAAATCTTCTAGATAGCGTTTTTGATTTCCATATTTTTTTTCCGTCCAGAAGAATCGACTAAGTATGCGACCCGGTTTAGGGCCAAACACTCGTGTATTCTTCTCAGTCATCCATGGTCTGCACTGCAAAAAGTCGATTTGTAGCGGAGTGCTGTATGGTTTTGTTATTTTATATGTGACCGAGAAGCCAATACTATCCATATACTTAGGAAAATCTTCGTTGAGATAATCCCAAGCAAGGAATGCTTGAATGAGGATGAGGGAGTTGAAGGTTATAGTGACAAAGTCCCCGGAGGCCATGGTTCCTTCTACAATATATGTACCAAAGGGTGCGTGGTATTTCCTCGTCGTTTGTTGTCGGATTGCAATATCGCGTGTGGGACAAGGAGACACTTTCAAGCGGCTTAAGAGCGCCCATGTTTGATGAAAGTGAGCCGTTCGTATACTCATATCGTATCTGCTCATGTCAGCGCAAAGGACAAGGGTAACACCGTCTTTCTTGTAAACGAAAAGACTATCATCACCCTGAACAGCGAGTGCCCAAGGTATCACCGACTGGTCCACTGCATCCAACGCCCACTCATACCACGCGGAGGTAGACAACGGTGTATTACCCGGGTTGTAGAATATTTGTTTATAGCATGCTCTATAAAGCGCAGTATTCAAAGCATCTGCCCACGGACCAGATGCCACCCGCATTTCTTCATATGGAACGGAAATGCCCCTGGGGTCAAATTTATTGTGTGTGAGGAGTACCGTAGAGTCTTGAATCTCATCCTGTGCATGCTCCTCCTCATCGTAGACACATTTCTCTTTCTTCACAAAACATTTGTAGCCCTCTCTTATTGACGGGTTATATATCCAACTTTTGAAAAGAGAGTCTCGTTTTGCTTCTGTGAATCGAGCCAACCACTCATCATGTGTCCCAGGTGCTAATTCAATACGCCCGATTATACCTTTGATCTTGTCGTGTGTGGTGGAAAATCTTTCACAGATCTCTGCATCGACGTTAACCCTGTGAATCTCCGAATCATCCTTTTGGAATGCTTTTGGGATACCGCCCATCCTTGTGTGTAGGGCGCGCTGCATGTTATGCTCGCATGATCGGAAACAAAAGGGTATATGTGTTGAAATATACGGGCCGATGCATCTAAACCCCGAACCAGGTTTGCATAGAAAATCAATCTCCTTCTGATGTTTAACTGTCGTGGTACAACGCAAAGGGGGGAGAGGTAACATTCTTGTGCAAACAGGGACGATTTCTGTGCCAAACTCGATGTCTTTATCGCCAAGAAAGACGATCTTATCTTTAGGTAGTTCCGGTCTTGTTCGAGTTTGGGCTTTATTCATAAGCGTCAACACTACGCTAGGTACCCACGATGCGCTAAACATACCAGAAACATTAACCGCGCCACCTGTTATACCGTTATAGAGGAGGGTAGAACACACACTATAATCCTCCTGCGCAAATTGCTTCAATGCTTTGTCGGCTGGTACATACGGATATTGTGCAAGGAGTGTGGTCCAGGCAAATGAATTATAGATTGCATGCCATCTCACTGCAGTTGTTAATTCCATAAATCCTGTAGCGCAATGCATCAAAAGTGGTGGGACTGTTGTGAAAAACTGTTGCTGCTGGGTTTGGCCAGGGGCTGCGCGTATGCGCCCCGGATTCACTATCGCTTCGAGAACTCCAAACCCTACAGCAGAGATAACTTTAGAAGAATCCCCAAACAAAGGTCTTATGAACTCTGCTATTTGTGTTTTAGTGTATTCTTCCATAACCACTGCGGGGAACATTGTTACATTAGTCAGTATCCAAACCGCGGGCGTTCCGTATGTTTTCACAAGTGGGTATATTGTGGCGTTTAGTGCTTCTTGGCCCGTGACTATACGGCCTGTAGCAATTGATGGAAGTCTTTTCACCAATTGTGTGATGAGTACAGCAGTCAATGCGCATATTCCTATGTTCTCGCGAAAAGAGAACCCAGTTGAAAGTTGAGTACGCTGTTGTTTCCATTCCCGCACCACATTCGGCATTAGCATGGAGACATCATAGTGGTCTTTGACCCTGCAAAACGTTGCTGCTATTTTTGACACGTTTTCAGGTGTTATTGGTATTTTCGATCTCTGATTTACTGCGACTAGTTGGGAGAGAAAAACTTGTTCATCGGGAGACAATTGTACTGTTTCATCTCGCTCGCAATTGAAGTTTGCGTCGACAGGATCTGAGAAATCACTTGTAAGGCATGCGAGTAAAGTCGCAAGTCCTAGCACAGGCGATCTCCATTTCCACGAAAGTAAGCCCATTCCTAGAACTGTTCCATATTTCACAGTCTTAGTTGGCTCAGGGACGCCTCTATACCCATCTATAATCTTCGTAATCCAAGAGTAGAAGGATCTTGTCAAATACCACTGTTCTCCACTTTGTACCATCATCGCTGACGGAACTTGTGGATCCCCCCCCTGGCTAGATGCTGGTAGTTGTACTATTGGGTCTAACTTACCGCCTCTATTACTGCGTTTTCTTGTAGTCACGATTCCTGTGTACTGAGTAACGTTTCTTGATTGTCTTGAAAACGCTCTTGCCTTTACCAGAATATCTTCATCACTTCTAGAAGATGCCACCTGTGAGTCCGAAGAATCACTTTGCTCGCTAGTGCTCGAGGGTGGTGTTGGTCCGGGTGGCGTTGGTCCGTTATTGGGTGGGGGGTTGGGAACATTATCTGTCTCAGACTCGGAGTCCGACGCAGATGGTGGGAGGGGTAAATTGGACGCTTCTTCGAGCATGTCATTGGTTGGGGGGAAGGAAGACTCTCCTGGGTCCTCAACTATCTCTGCAACCACCTCTTCTTTGCTCTTGCTATCCTCCTGGAAGTACGCAGCTTCATTCTCTCTGTTGACATGTTCCCTATAAGCTCTATCAACAGCGCGTTCCTCCTCCTCTCTTCTTCGCTCCTTTGCTTTATGATCTTCATACTTACGCATGTATACTTGACTGAGATATCTAATGTCCGAACGATCATCTCCACTCAGTGGAGCACCATCCTCGTCTACTGGCCAAGATTTCCAAATGTCACCGTTGGGGTAAAGCTCTACGACACCCAAAAG